TTCTGTTAACTCTGAAATAAGATGTGTTCGGAGTTGCATCTTTAAATTTCAATTTCTTTTCTGGAATCAAATTTTGAATCAACTGCTCATTTTGCTTTGCTATTATGATTATCATGTTCTTTGTTTATTTACGGTTCAATTATTGTTACCGGAGTAATTCCGAAGTATGGATTAAATTCTGTATCAAAAGGCTTCCAGATAATTTTGTTCAAATGCCATTCTCTACTGGCATAAGCCAATATCTTATCACAATTCGGACAGCATATCATATCATCTATGTGTCCCGGCTCTCTGTCAATGTTAACAGTAGGGCTTTCAATACAAACGTTGCATTTTAGTTTCATATTGATTTTGTTTTTAAGTTTAGCATTACTCTATTCTAACTCAATAACTTGCGCTCCTGCTATTGGGAACATTCTTAAGATTTGAGAGAATTGATAATGATTAACTCTTTCAATGTTATCTCCAACCTGCAATCTTAACCTCGATAACTGCCTTAGTGCCGGTGTATTGTCAATTTTGTTTAAAATAACCTCGTTAGGTATAATTATCTTTATTATCTTTATGTTTCTTTTCATATTGCTTTGGTTTTTAAGTTTAACTTAGCCAGCAGGGCTGCCTTCGAGGCTACGGCCAGACCCGACCCTGCCGGGAGTGACTACCTAATCAACCAGGTCTATCTTGTACCCATGACTATTATAGTAATGTAAACTTCCGTCCCATAACTCATATACAGCCTTGATGCGGTCAAGGTCGTAATCATCCTCATGTGCGCTATCACCGCCATATACGCAGTTGCTGCCATGTGTACCCTTCTCAGTTATGCCGTAATATCCGGATGAGTAGTCGTATATCTCGAAGTCTTCCTTGTTTACGCAAGCATATTCCGGAAAGGCTTTTGATTTGTTAAAGTTATTAAAGTGGGACTCCGGCTGTATCTCATAACCTGTTCTAAAGATATCATCATAAAGTAGTGTGCCGTCCCATTCATCATAGATTGATGTAATCAATTGTAAGTCGTAATCCTCGTCATTGGAATCATCGCCTCCATAGACGCAGGTGCTGCCCTGTGTACCTCTTTGGCATATCCCGTAGCAGCCAGATGGGAATTGCCAGATTTCGAAATCATTCTTGTTGACTCTGATTGTTGATGGATGTGTTTTCATATTGCTTTGTTTTTTTAATTGTTTAACATGATTTAAATAGTTGCCAAGAATGCATTAACCGCTTCAGCAGTGTACTTCTTTGAAAAGTGCTGACTTCTGTAAGGATTGCCATAGGTGTTTAACCACTTGCCGAAAGCTGTCATCTTGCGTAGCCTGATAATAGGCTCTAATACCTCTGCCGATGCTGTTAGGTTGGCCTGTTTCTTAGCTTCGCTCTCCTCTCTCTTCTGGTCTTTCTTTACCTCGTCATTAAGGAAGAAGAGCTTCCATTGACGTTCCAGTTCCTTATCACCGGCAAGGATTGCACGTACAATTGCATTATGATGTTCGCTGCGCCTTATAGCTTCCTGCATTCCTATTGCCTCAATATCATAGTCATGCTCAGTCTTATAGCGCATGAACTTATTAAATCTTTCCTTTGCGTTTTTAATTTGATTTTCTGTGTATTTCATAACTTCGTTTTTTAAGTTTAACGATGCAAATATAAAATGCCTCTTAAATAAGCTCCAAATTTAAAATGTTAAAATTTTGTTAAAATTTGTAATCATTTGTTTTTCAATTAGTTAGACAGCCGTAAATAGTCCAAAAAATCCATTTTTCCGGCCGAAATTTCCGAAAGTACACGCTTATCAACCTTCAATGATTCGGCAAGCGCATTCTGTTTAGTCTCGGAAAGCTCGCTGAAGTTCAATATCGAACTCTGAACAATTGCACGGCTGATGCCATACTTGCGTGCAATTTGTTGAAGCGTTGTTCCGTTGTGCTTTGCAATCAGCATTGTTGTCTTTAAGATTTGTGATTTGCTCATCTTTTTTTTGGTCATAAGTTTATTCATTTATTTTTGGCTTAAAGTGTTCTGTGATTATTGCTTTTGCAGCGTGCATTCTGATATAATTGCCGCTATTAATCTTCTGAATGATTTCTAACTTTTCTTCACGACTGGCAGCAATCTGCGAAATATGTTCCAATCTGGTAACTTCTTCTTCCTGTCTTTGAATATAATGCTCACTATCAATAATTCCTACCTCAATCATATATTCAATACAGGCAATCCAATTGTATCCAACAGGAAGCTGCTTATTCTTTTCAATCATCTCAATCAAGGCTTCATACCATTGCCTGCTGCTCTGTTTAGGCTGTTCGGTCAGCTTTTCTTTCATTACTGCATTTTGCTGCTGCGCAATCTGAAGACTTTGTCTTTTGCGGTCGTATTTATTAACCACATGAGCAACCAGGCGAAGGTTAAATGTTAAGTTCTTTGGCGTAAATACTGTTATTATTCCTGCCGTAAAAAGTTCAAATGCAAAGCGGATTTCATTGAGCGACATCTTAGGAGCAATGAAGGTTAGATACTTTATGATTTGCTTCATGGCTTCTTCCGATGGCAGTTCTTCAATACCATTGTTTTCAATTATTCCGGCAACAATCTCACGGAACTCCCTGCCTGTAAACGTGCCTCTAAGTTCGTTTGCGTATTGAAGTATCATTTCATTAACTTTCTGCATTGATGAATGATTTAAGTCTGTCTGTGTTCTTTTGCTTTAACTCTATCTGCTTGTTCAGCGGAAAGAAGTCAAGCCAGCGGCTTTTTACGGAGCGTTCAATAATCAGTAGTGCCTTCTGCGGGTCGCCTGCCGAAAGGCGGTTCAGTGTCTTAATTAGTAGTTCAATGGCATATTCCGTTGCAGGCTTCTTCCAGATGATTCTTTCGGACAGGAATTTTTTAAATGCCATATCCACCTCCTCGTTTTCAAAGTATTTACCGGAAACTATCTGCATAGTATCAGGAATCTTTTTCTCTCTTTTTTGCCGTTTCTGTTTCGGTTTTGGTGCTTCAGGCAATTCAAACTGCTCGTCTTTTACATCTTCAAAATTTATATTTATGTTTCCTTCCTTCAATAAGCCTTCAATTTTCAGCTTCCTGATGATTGGCTGGTGTGGTTTGCAGCTTTCTGAAAGATTGCCGTAGCGGAGTTCTATGTAGCCTTTTACATAGAAAGTATTTTTCTTAAATTCGTAAAGTTGTTCGTCAAGCATAGTTAGTATTTTTTTATTAATAGTTCCTTTGCAATGAAGTGAAGCAAGGCGGTAGTTGGCTTTCCAGATTCCGCACTTGTCGCAATTTGTCAGGATATAAAACCAAAGCAACTTTACCCTTGCCGGGAGTTTCATAAACCACTGCTGCTGCCATAGGTCGGAAAGTTTGTTTAACATTTATCATCTTTCTGTTTGCTTTTCAAAATACTCTTTTGCTTTTGGACAGTTATTTATTAACCATATTATATCCATTTGGTCGGGATTCAAAGACATGTAATACTCAAACCATTCATCCGTCTGCGCTTTCTTGCAGTTTGCAATAAACCAGGAGACATTCTCATAGCTCGGATTTAATGACTTGTAGTACTCAAACCATTCTTCAGTTTGAGCTTTTTCACATTTTCTAATCAGCCATGAAACATGCCAGTAATGATTTCCATACTTTTCGATTTTTTCACCGGCATCAAATTCTCCTTCTGGAATTTTGTAATAATCAGAACACGGTTTTTCCAATAGGTCTTGTTTTGTGATGATTAATTTAGGAGGTTTCATATTAATTCTATTTTTTAAATAAGTTTAGAAAGTATTTTTCTGCTTTTGGACAAACAGCCATTAGGTATCCGATATACCAATCATTAGGCTTTAATGACCTGTAATACTCAAACCATTTCTTAGTTTGTGCTTTTTTACAGACTGAAATTAACCGTGCGACATCCTTATAATCCGGCTTTAATGATTTGTAGTAATTAAACCACTCCTCTGTCTGTGCTTTTTTGCAGCATGCAATCAACCATCCGACATTTAAATAATTAGGTTTTAATGACTTGTAATATTCGAACCACTCCTCTGTCTGTGTTTTTTCACAGTTTACAATCAATCTGGAGACAAATTCATAGTCTGGATTTAGTGATTTAAAACAATCGAACCACTCCTTTGTCTGTGCTTTTTTGCAGTTTATAATTAACCATAAAACATCGTCAATATCACCTTTGTGTCTTTTAATTTCCTCTCCAGCATCAAATTCTCCATCTGGTAGGTCGTTGTAATCATCGCAAGGTTCTGTAAGAAGGTCTTTTTTAGTAATGATAAGTTTAGGTAGCTTCATATCTTCTTTATTTAAAAAGTTCAATTCCTTTATCTAATAACTCTCCGGCTTTAATCACCTTTTCTTTAAGCAATTCTTTATCTTCCTGCGGAACAGTAAATTCAATAAGAATTACATTATTCAGCTTTGATTCATCGGGCAAGTGAGGAAGTTTTTCGGCTTCCGACATCCAGAAGCGATAATACCGGCTTTTATCTTCCTCGTCCATAGAATACAGCATTTCCTTTATCTTTTCAATTTCATTTCTAAAAGGCATGTAAACGATAAACTCAATTACATCTATTCCGGTTATGCAGGCATTGCTTACCATCTGCCAATAATACTTCTCACCGTCTTTATGATTGTTTCTGATATGCCGGATGGCTTCAATTCCTGTTAAACCTAAGATTTCCGGAAGTGAAAACGTTGCAAATGATTTGCGTGTATAAGGACATTTCAATTCAACAAGTTTCTTTTTGTTTTCAGCTTCATGTTTAAAAGCGTCCGGGCTGCCTGACCAGATATGACCTAATTCAGGATGAAGGAAAGTAACATCGCCAAGCAATTCGTACTGCTCGGAAAGTATGTTTTCAAAGACGTGTTTTTCACATAGCGAACCCCAATTCGTTTCCTGGCTGTCAGTGTCGGTTACGAGAGTTGCTCCTATTAACTTCTCAAGGTACTTTTCCTGAATATACGGAATGCCTTCCGTTTTACTAAACTCACTATTCTTTTCTCTGCCTTGTTTCATCAGTCGGTATATCTGGCTCGAAGTAAACCTGCCAAACCTCAATTTTTCAAATGTTTGCTGAATTGTTTCCATTTGTTTGTTCATTTAAGATTCTTAATGCTTTTGTGTATGATTTTACTTCTTTGTTGTCTATGATTCTTTTTACCGCCTGCTTCTTGCTTTCTGTAAGGTTTTCTTTCTTTTCTTCAAATTCCTTCTGAAGCATCTCATGGCTGACTTCCTGAACTTCGTAGTTGTCAATGTAAAACATATCCTCGTTATCATGGTCAAAAACCACTGCCTGGTCGTACATAATAGCTTTTTGTAATTCAAGTGAAAGTGGCGACCATTTGGCAAGTAAAAGTTTAAGTACGGTTTTCATAGACATTGCGTGTTTGTCGTCATTCCATTTTCCAAAGCCTTTTGCGTAGGATTTACTGTATTTAGTTGCATGCTTTTCAAGTTCAGCAACGGTCATGTAAAACTGTTTTTCAAAACCGTTTTTGAGTTTGAAATACGAAACATATCCAATAACAAGCAACGGTTCTCTCTCCTCACGGCTCTTCCATTGAAACTTTATCTCTCCTGTTAACCGGTTTTCTTCAATCAATTCACCTTGCCTTACGTCAGTAGCATTGATATTAAGAAACATTCCGCTTCTGTGAGCAAGCTGAATAAAACCTTTATATCCTAATTGAAACTGCGCATACGTCTGTCCTGTCTTGTAGTCATCATAACCTATGATGTAAGCATGACCGAGATTAGGATTGACGTTAAGATTGAAGACCGCTGCCGTGAGTGCTGCTCCGTAGAGTGATTGCTGATTACATTTTTGCAGCTTTGTATCATTGGCAACAATCTGCATGACCGTACTGAGAAACGCCCGGTAATTGTTTCCGATTACTTCCTGAAATTTCTTCTGCACGTCTTCACGCTCGAAGAACTTAACTGCGCTGGTTTCCGCTTTGATTATTTGAACTGTTTTTTCCATGAGTTGATGGTTTTAAATTTTCGCCAAATTAAATTACTAAATGAATAAGTTTAACGCAAGTCAAAAGATATTTTCTTAAATTAGAAATTGGCATTTGATTTCCAAACGTTTTAAATTTTTACGGCACTTCCGATAACATTTTAAAACTCCGCATTAAGGTCTGAAGCCTTAAATAAGAAAATTTTTTACCCTAAAATCATAACCATTTCATTTTCAAAATTTTAATGTGTTAAAATTGTGTTAAAATTTTTTGAGTGTTTTTAATAGGCAAAACTTGTAATTAGTTCGGAATCAAACTTTTAAAATGTTAAAAATGTGTTAAAATGAGGCTTCCGGAGCAAAATTTTTCCTATATATATTATATTATTTTTAAAAAAAATAGAAGATAGATTATTATCAGTAATACTAAATAACATTAGTAAGACTAAGTAATTCTTCTTATACGATAGTAATTCTAATTAAAGAGTTGAAGTTTATTTTTTTTAATTAAGAATAAAATTAAAAAAGCAAAATTTTTTTAAAAACTGCACAGCGAAAACAAAAATAAAAAGCCGGAATCCGTTTAAAATCTTAAGCAGGTTGCGTTATTTTATGCCGAGTAATGTTATTCCTTGTTCGAGAAAAAATCGTTCGTTATATCAAATTTAAAACAGTCTTTTAAAATTCTTTCTTAATTAAGAGTTCCGTAATTTTATCTGTAAGAATTTTTCTTTCTTTGCGTAAAGTAACTTAACCATGCCAAAAACTTTAATCGGTATTGACCCGGATACAGAGAAAAATGGTGTGGCTTGTCTTACGTCCGGCAAGCCTGAATCTTTAGAACTGTTCTCTTTCGATTTTTTTGAAACGTTGGACTTTATTAAAGCAAAAGACCCGGATGTGGTCTATATCAGCGCAGGCTGGCTGCATAAAGCTAACTTCAATGCCAAATCAAAAAACCTTAGAGTACAGGCACGGATTGGTCAATATATCGGAGCTAACCATCAGGTCGGTAAACTTATTCAGCAATTCTGCGAAAAGCAAGGCATCCACTACCTGCTTATCATTCCAACGCAGTCAAAGGTTGTAGAGCATGATTACTTCTGCGCTATTGCAGGAAAGAAATTCATCCGTACGAACCAAGACCAACGAGATGCTGCAATGCTTATTATAGGTCGCTAAGTCGTTGTTAACAGAATTAAAACGGAATTGATTATATTTGCAATGGCAACGCACCCGTAAAAGGGGTTTGGAACAGCCTCCCAAAACATTATCGGGGGAAGACCACTTGGTCTTCCGTAGGGGCTGCAAAAATTCAAACATACTCTCCGAGTCCAAAGAGCTGTGACAAGGCCAGCTACGGAGGTCAATGGCGTTGCTTTTTATTTATGATAACAAATAAGCATCCAAAACCAGACACCAAAAGCCTCAATTTCATATCTTTGTCCGAAACTTGATAATGCTACTACGCAAAACCATTTTTATTCAGAACAAAACTTAATTAAAATGACAACAAGAACAGTAATTAGCAAAAGTGCTAAAAGAAAAATGACATCAATGGTAGAATTTCCGATTGAAGTGAATGGTAAGGAACAAATGAAAAGAGTTATCCGATACAGGGCGAATGACTTTACGGAACAAGTGGTTTACAGAACGAAACTTCCAAACGGAAAATATACCTCCATTACGAAGCACGAACTGGCACGGAAATAATGAATTTCGTCTAACAAATAAACATCCAAAACCATGACATTAAAATCCTTGCTTTTCATATCTTTGCCCGAAACTTTTTGTATTAAAGTTCGCTGATAAAGGTTACGGTATTTACCGGAGCAACAATTTTTCCACCATAGTACGGAAACAAAAACAAACCTGCCATTGGCTTTGTTTTCACGTCAACATCAACAGTGAAGTTATTAACGCTGAAAATAAACTTGCCGGAAACATATCGTATTGAAGTGCGCAGGTCTTTAATATCTCCATCAAAGTCCTTCCAATGCAGCGTACAGATGAGTTTATCTTTCAGTTTCGTTCCGCCATCATACACATAACTCATCAGTTTCACTCCATCGGTCATTTTCTTTAGTCCTATCCGTGCTGAAGTATGATGAGGGTCTATGCCATAGGTGAAGCCCCAGATTTTATGCACGCAAGGATATTCATCCGTTCCGGCAACAAACTTCCATGAGGTCGTGATGGTAACCAATCGGCTCTCAAGCGTTGTTCCGTTGTGTGTAAGGATAGGATGGTTGCAATAATGACTGCCTTTTTTGATGGTGTACTTCATTTGCTTTTTCGTGAAGAGGTTTTTAAAAAACTGAATCACAGCTTTGAAGATTTCAGCTATATCCATTTTTAACTATTAGTCTGAATGCCTTACATTCCATAAACAAGTTAAACCGCTGCACTGTATCGCCTGAATGTATGATGTCAAGACTGCCGTCTAAATTCAGGTCTTTAAGCGCAGAACCAAGAGCAATACAGCCTTTTAACTGAAAAAAGTAATTAGCCGAATGAATCCTGATGCCTGTACGACCCGGAACATTCAATACCTCATACGTAAATATATCTCTTCCTTTTAATTCAGAAAGCCTGCGGCTTCGTGTATAAACGCAAGGATATTCACCTTCCGGTATGCAACTTATATCAGGTTTGTTTCCTTTCCATGCAAGTTCTAAGGTCTTGCAGACAAAAATGTTTTCATTCTTTACGGCTGTCAGCGTTCCGAGCGTCTGTCTGTCATCAGAGAAAAAGCGAACAAGCGTAGCCGTTGGAAATGTTAAACCATAGCTTTCAATAGGCTCGCTCATTCAAAAACAATCTTGCCCGATTGAATGACTTTCAGCAGTGCATGAAAGCCTTTAACACACATGGCCTTCGATTTGTAGCCTTCCGCTCCGCCTGCAACCTTCCTTCCGTTGCGGGCAACGGCACGCCAATACCATTGACCATTCTTTTTTGACTTGTAAAACTGTATTCTCATAGCCTTAGTTTTTGTTTTAAAATCTTTACAGCGCCTTCATAAATAAGATGCGACCAAAGAACGCCATTAATGATTCCAAGTTTATCAGCTTCTGTAAGTTTGTAATAAGTGAATCCAACAATGACAGACACGGTCATGGCTCTCCAGAAGCGTGGTATAAAACCAATCAACGTCTGATATTTAAGATTCCTGATACTGTCAGAACCTTTTGCAAAGAGGTAATTAACAGCAACCGATGTAAAAGCCACAGCCCAATTGACCGTATCAAGGTATTCAACGGCTTTCTGTATTAAGTAGTTTAATATATCCATAACTTAAATAATAAGCAAAATTAAAAGAAACAAAATTCCGGCAATACCAAGCAATGTAAGCGCATCCTCTAACCTTTCTTCTTTACTGTTCATCAGTTTTTGAATGTAAAGTTATATTCTTTCATCAACATCTCATACTTTTCATTAAAGTGCCTAATCCATTCATCGGTGTATTCCTTGTAAATGCCGTTTACTTTTTGATTGGCATAAACCATCGAATCTATCTTTATCCGCATCAGGTCTATCTTCCTTGCTATGGAGCGTGAAACGTAGCGGAGATAACTGAAAGTTAAAGTAAGAAGAATGGCTACAAGGACAGATTGGTATTCGTTTAAAAAAGCAAAGATATGATTCATACAAAAGTCGTGGCAATTGCAAAAGTAGTATTATTTATCTTTCTTAAAAGCAAATTTAAAATCTGCCGGTCGCTTAAGAAAGCATTGTTGCAGTCTATAAAAGGCTGACTTGTTACGTTCGTTACTTCAACAATGTTTACGCTATAACCTTTGCCGACAGGACTATTTTCAACTTCATTCTTATTAAAGACGTAAGGCAAGGCATCGTAAACATCACAGTCTGAATTGTATTGACCTATATCAGTACCTCTCTGTCTTACGGCAATGTAAGTGCATTGCACGTCATTCATCAGCAGGTTTATGTATTCGTTAATCTCAAAAGCCGAATTGCAGTCAATCGGTGAATTATTTACATTATGGTCATTCACTCTTATTCCATCGGCTTCTGCCGTTAAACGAATAAAATCTTCAATACTCCAAAGGCCGGCCAAGCCTGATTGGCATTGAATGAATGAATACGTCATCTGCTGGCTATTGAATTTAACTTTCAGTACCGGATAGCCGTTCGTGTCTTTTACAAGTAATTTACGAAAAAGTGAAGACGCAGAAACATCCTTGTTATCACAATTCATCGCAGAACAATTAGCTGTCTGCGTCTGAACAAAAAGCTGTGTGAAAAGCTGATAACTGCAAAATCCTTCAATGCTTATATTACAGCCTACACGGGCGTAATTGCCTGTGATGGTTACATTGGTATCTTCTGCATCTTCTTTTGAAATAGTTCCGCTGCCGGTATCAAAAAACCATTGGTAGGTTATGTCTTCTCCCGGATAACCATCAACCGTTACAGATACATTAAATACATTAGCTCCGGACGGATTAGTCTGGTCTTCTGTTATTTCAACACTAAAAACATTGATGCAGTATGAATCGCAGATTCTTGCACTAAAAAAGTATTCTGTTGAATTACTTACTACTTTATTAAAGTCTCTATAACCACTCCAATTCCTGACGCAAATCCTGTAAGTACCATCGCCATAATCAGTCAACACTGCTGCAACAGGAATGTTTAATGCAAGCATAATTGCCGTTGAAAATGAATTAAAATTTGTTGAAATGTTAATAGACTGACCACCACCGTATAATAATACATCTCCGTATATTTCATTAATAATCACTGTATCCAGATAAACACACTGCTGGCAGGCTTCATATTCGGCATTGTCAATAATCGTACTTGTAAACGAACCTGTTGCATGATAAAGCGTAACAGGCTGGTCGCAGGTTAGCCATAAATAGATGGTTGTATTACCACCTGTAACCTGTCCTTGCTCAATATCTACAATATAATGTCCGCCCGGAGCTGCGTTGTTGACAACAGCAAAAAAAGCAAATGGTGCTGCACTGCTAACATCACTATAACTACTATTCGCAGATGTCGTATCAACAAAGTTCCCGCAGATGTCAATGCCGGTAACAACATTACTACCGGCTATCGCATTAGGAACAACAAACCGATGTTTATAGCCTGTCATTGGAACAGCAATCAGTTATCTTCTACAAGCGCAATGCAAAGCTGACCGTTTGTATCATAGTAAATACACTTACGCAAGGCTTCAAGCCATGTAAGATTATGATTTTCTATCGGTGTATTTCCTGCCGATGTAATTCGCTTGTAATTCAGAACCATCTTACCGTTTGCGCCATGACTTAGCAAACCGTGTAATATCTGAATAAAATCGCTGTTCATATCAACAGGCGTATTGCTAAGGTTTGTCGCCAGAGCTTTTGCACGAAGTCCGAACCTGCCTGTTGCCGTGTCTTTAACAAGGATTGAATTTATTATTTCCGCTAATTGAGCGTTTGAAATATCTATTGCTGCCATAGTTCACGGTTTTATACAGGGTCAATGTCTTCAAGCGTAAACGGTGCATTGATACGAGGCGGTGAAATCCTACCGTCCCATTTAATCGTACCTTGCAGCAAAGTGTTTTCTTCTGTTGCTTCAGGAATAACTTCGCTAAGGTCAATCGAAGCTTTTATACCGGAATTTCCTCCGTACAGCTTGCCTGCATTGGTAAGATACCAGATGAGGAAAGAACCACCGCACTCCAACACGCGCATTGCCTGATAGTTGATGTCCGTATTGTCATCAATCTTAATGTTAATAGTGCGCTTCTTTGTAATGGTAATAGTCCTCTTGTGCGAAAAAACCTTTTGCTGAGTTTCAGGTAAAGGCTGGTCGCCTATCACGGTTAAATGCCTGATAGCCGATGCTGACGGGTCAGTGTTTGAAACACGTGCAGCCCATTCTGCTACATCAGTCCAATCATTCAGAGGATTGCCGATGTTAGCTATGAAGATGTCTGTAATCTGTCCTTCAAGGACGGTAGGATTACATTCGGAGAAACTCCAGACAGGTACGGCAAACGTACAGTCGGTAGGACAATTAATAATCTGTTGGCTCATGTTTTTATGTTTTTTAAGTTAATACCGCAAAGCAACAATCATAAAAAACGGTTTCAACAAGTTTTCTTATTTTGTAACCAAAAGTTACATGAGTTTGTAACCGATGGTTACGTAAGACGCAATTCATCCCGCTCATAAATGAGGTAGGCTTTCTTACGTCTGTTGATAAATTCTTAAATAAAATATGCTTTTGTATAAAATTATTTTATATCTTTGCATTGTGTTAAAAGCATATAAATATGAACTTTTGCCAACAGCAGAGCAAAGCAATCGCATAAATCAGATTGTTGGCAGTTGCAGATTTGTGTATAATCTTGCTTTGGAGACAAAGATTTATGCCTATCAATCTCAAAAGAAGAGCATTTCCTGTTTTGAATTGATGAAGCAACTAACCGAACTCAAAGAGGATGAAAAAACAAAATGGCTCAATGATGCTCCTGCTCAAAGTTTGCAACAGGCAATATCAAATTTAGATACTGCTTTTTCAAATTTTTTCAGAGGCAAAGCAAGTTTTCCAAAGTTCAAGAAGAAAAGAAACAAGCAATCATTCCGTATTCCACAAGGCATTAAAGTTGATTTTGAAAATTGGAAAGTGTTTATTCCAAAATTAAAATGGGTTGAATTTTGCAGGGACAGAAAGTTCAGTGGTGAAATAAGACAAGCAACGGTAACAAAAACTCCAACTAACAGATATTTCATTTCCATTCTTGTTGATAACAAAAAAGAGTTGCCGAAGAAAAAACCTATAAAAGAAAAAACCGCAATAGGAATAGATGTCGGATTGAAACACTTAGTAACCTTATCAAATGGAACTAAAATAGAAAATCCAAAGTATCTTTTCCATTCGTTGAAACGATTAAGAATAGAGCAGAGAAGTTTGCAAAGAAAATATAAGAAAGGAAAAAAGTTCGAAGAACAAAGCAACTCATATAAAAAACAAAAATTAATAGTCGCAAGGTTATATGAAAAAATAAGTAATCAACGAAAGGATTTTCTACATAAACTATCTTCTGCGATAGTCAAGCAGTATGATACGATTTGTGTTGAAAATCTAAATATACAAGGAATGGTTCAAAACAGAAATTTAAGCCGTTCCATTTCAGATGTAGGTTGGGGTATGTTTATATCTCAACTTAAATATAAGACGGAATGGTATGGTAAAAATTTTATACAGATAGGTAGATTTGAACCATCAAGCCGTTTATGTTCCTGTGGATATTGTAATTCAGAATTAAAATTGTCAGACAGGAAATGGGCTTGCCCTGAATGTAAAAAAACACACGACAGGGACATTTTGGCTGCGAATAATATAAAAAACTTTGGGCTTCGGACTAAGCCCTTGCTCGCTAATGTAGTTCATTAGAACAAGCATTGAGCAAGAACTCAACCTGCTTTAGTGTTGGGAGAAGTCAGAGATTAAGACAATTAAAACAAAAGTTAACAAGCTATGAGGACAAATAAAAAGGTATCCGAGCAATCAAAAAGCCTTACCAGAGGGGTGTTACTGAATCAGACAAACGGTTATCACATCAAAACAAACATTAGCTTCCGCTCCTGAATGGCTAACTATCACGTCACCGCTTGTTGCCGTGTTCTCAAATGTATATGTTCCTGATTGAGTAAAGGTGTGAATGTTACCTCCGAAATTCAGAGTAAGCGAACCGTTTGTTATCTGTACTGTAATTGTATATCTGTACCGCTTGCCTACCTGAACTGAACCAATAATTTCAAGGTTTGAAGTCTGTCCTGATATGTTGCAGAATCCTGTGCCGTTAAACGTCCATCCGCCTGCGGTGTTATAGCCTTGCAAGGCGTTGTAAAGCGTAAAGCCTACGCAGCCATTGAAAGCATTTGGCGTTATTTTTAAAGTTTTTGAACCTGATAAGCCACCAATGTAGTAATCATACGTTCCGTTAGCATTTATGATTCCAAGCTGAACATTGTTGAAAAACACGGTTACATCGCCTGAAACATAATTGGCAACGGTTATTCTTATCACATAATGCCGTGAAGGAAAAAAGCAATTCTGATAGACGACCTCAATATCGCTGTTATTCGTACCGTCATTACAAAATAAACCACTGGAAGGTGTCCATGAAGCCTGCTGCAAAGTTGCACAACCTGATTGTGTCATTGTAAGCTGCGGAACAATATCGCTGTCAAGGCAAGGATTTTCATCAATACCGGCATCCGTGCAGCATTTGTCAACAACCGTAATGTCGTCCATCTCAAACGTCAAACTTGCAAGTGCATAACAGCCGTTACCGTTAGGCTCATGCTCAACCTTCATGCTTACGTTGTTAAGCGTTGCACTGCCTTGTCCGAAAGGAAGATGAATCTTAATAACATCATGCAAAAGCATTTCGCCTAATGCCTCAATCATATAAGGCGGCAGCAGGTCAATATCTAACTTATACTGTGTAACACGCTTCTTCCACGTAGCCGTAAACTCTTTGTTTCCATCTTCAAATCCTTCCTGCACAATCTTAGGTTCTATCTCTGTAATCACGGCATCCGAATCAAGATAAAGAAGATTAGAAAAGCCTGTACTTCCGTAATAAATCTCGCCTACCATGCCGCATTCATTGTACCACTGCAAGACAGGCAGGCATTGAATCTGTCCTTCAAGTTCAGGTGTTTCGTAAAAAAGATTTGCTTTAAGGTCAACGTAAAAGATTTCCGAATACCATGTTACAGTCTGCGCTGCTGAATCCGTAATGGTTATCTGTGAGTAATAATAACCACATTGTAACTCGCCTCGTCCTTCCATGTAAGAACCATTGTAAATGAAGTAGTAATAGTTTCCAACCTTTATTATCTTTAAATACTGCGGGTCAAGATTCATAACCCAATCCTCATTCACGGTATAAATTGACCATGTAATGGTAAAAGGCGGAACGGCATTTTTAAAATAGACCTGAAAAGGCAGAAGCGTATTATTTGGCGTTATCAGTTTATACATGCACTCATTCAGACAAAGCTTGCGCAAGTGATTCCACTTCTGCTTTGAGTTATACCAGCGGAAAGGCAATTTAACGCCTTCGTTTATGTTAGGAAATTCTATATTAACGCTCATTTCTGATATTGAATTACAAAGGTAACTGTTTTCTTTATCAGGTTATACTTTGCAGACTCCATAAATCCTGCATTGCCAAGCCTGTCGCCAAGCACTGTACGTACTCTGAACTTCGCATCTAACGTAATAAAATCACAACACATCGGAACTTCAAACTCCTTTCCTCTTAACATAGGTTGAGGCTGCGGAAAACTTGTAAGCTGATTATTCATGTAGCCTTGCGGCAGGAAACGCCAGAAGCGGTGAAATGCCTTGTGAAGGTTAGCCCACGCAAGAGGAACATTAGGAAACGCTGCTCCCGTTAATTCGCCAAGCCCGAAAATAACCTCATAGCCTGCGCCTGTAAAATAGTTGGCAAGAATTACGAAACCGTCTTTTGAGATGTCATTCGGGTTGGTAAATATGTAGTCAATATCAGTCGTTATCCGCTGCGCATTGTGTTCAAGCACGTTCTCACCGTCTTTATTGTTTGCACAAAGCGAATCATACCAGATTTCAGTTCCGATAAAGTCTGTATTCAAGGCTTCCATGAACCTGAAACGCTCATATTTCGGTATTTCGCTTCTCAAATACTTATAGCTATTCAGACCCTGTACGTACTTGCTGTAAACAGTAAGGTCGGTATTGACAGGATAAATGAAGTATGAAATATGTTCAATGCGCAGGTTGCCGTCATCATCAATAAACCAATAACATTGAAACATCTCACGCAGTACGCTGAATGCTTCCTTTAAAGTCCATAAAGCCTTTGTTGCCGGATTGCTTGCCGTTGGAAGAATAATATCAGACTTTGCAGCAATTGTTAGAAAGTTGACCTGATTAACCTGGCCTGTAAAGTAGTTTATTCCTGGCGCATAGCCTGGCGTATCGCCTGGCGGATTCCATTCAAAGAAATCAGAAACCACGTCTTTATCAATGTCGCACTCAATGTTCTGATACATGTATTCAATCACGCCAAGCAGCCATCGGTTGCGTGAATAAGTAATAATCTGTGCTGCACCGCACCAGAAGTAAGGTGGCTCGCCATTAGCTCCGCATGGTGTAATCTGAACCCATTGACAGCAGTTATTCTGCATGGTTTCTTTGACGAAAACAATGCCATCCGTGCCGTTGCCCCATTCAATAACTACTTCATTCGTTCCTTGTCCTGAAATAATATCACCGCCAATCACTCGCCAATAATAGGTTGAATTTGGTCTTTGATGAACTTTATAGATACATTGCGTATTTCCTTCTGCACCATCAGCACCGATGATACCTCTATATGGAAACAAAGGCGTTGCTTCGTTGCCTGTATAAGGATATTTTGAAACATCAATCTCAAGAGTTGCAAAGGCTTGTCGTGAAAGTCCCGGCTGGGTCATGGTTAGGTTGCATTGAACCGTTGCCGTTCCTTCAAAATTTAATGGTAAGTCAAACTCAACAAAGTTATCATTCGCTCCACCACCTGATGTTATGGTTCCGCCTGTCGGTACAATCCAAAAGGCAGTAACTGTACTTCCAAATGCACTCAAAGAAGGAAGTTCTGGAGCTTCATAACGGCAGTTTTTTTGACCAACACAAAGATATTTTGGTCCAATTAATTCAATGAATTTAGAAGCGGTCTGTTGCTGTGTTTGACCAATATAGAAAAAAGCATATTGAGAAATGGTAAGGTCGGTAAAAACAATATGCGCACGAACATAGCCTGCATAACTGCCTGTGAATTGAACGGTTATTTCATCTGTTCCTTGTCCTGATAAAATACTTGCTCCTGTAATTGGTATTGACCATTGAACCGAATTATAAGCAGGAAAGCCGATGAGTTTAAATTTAAAAATACCTGGCAAACCATACGTCCAGCCAAAAATTTTCGGTGTGTACTGAGTTTTGTTTTGAATCTTCACATCTAACCTTAATTCAGGCGGTGGCGTTTCTTCAATAGTTCCAAATGTACCTGTACAAGCTCCGGGCTGTACGGCTCTGTTTTGATACTGTGAAAATCCAACAGGCAAATCAGGATAACGAACCCAAACGGCAGTCTGTGAATTGGCGCAGTCGTCAATGAGAAGCTTCCAATCACTTCCGGATGCCGGTGGCACAGGCTGACCGGCAACACAACTTGTAACCGCACGTTGACGGAAGTAAATAACGACCCATTCAAGCGTTGCGTTGCTTAGTTCCGGTAAGGTAGATGAACGCTGAAAGATACGCCATGTTTCAGGCGGTGCAGGTCGGTTAGCATAGCATGAGTTTAATTCAAATTGATTCTGCGTTGCTGAACGACAGATAAGAAATTCGTAATCAGCAATTACAAAAGACTGTGTTTCAACAACATCTTCAACATCTAATATATTTATCTTCCTCTCAAGCTCCGAAAGTATGCAAGTATATCTGTCTAAGGGTTCGGGCTGTACTTTAAAAACACAACGGTCAAGGTCAAATTCGCCCATGCCTGTAGTAAACTCGCCTCGCCAGAGTTCCTGATAACCATCATCGCATAGCACCTCAATGATGAACTGAAACTTGTCGCAATTCTTACCGCCTTTTTCAAATGAAAGAAAGTAATCAAAATCAAAAATGCCTTTTGTTTTGTCATTGATAAATACAAGGTCGCCAGAAAGCCTGTCACGGTAAAATATCTGACCAGCCTTCAAATCACGCTTCCGTTCAATCTCAAGTTTATTTCCTTCAAACGGAAAGCACTGTCTTTGAAAATTATTTGAATCTATCGTAAAAAAGCGGTAACTCATTTCTTGCGGATGATTGTTGTTTTATTTCCTTTCGTAATAACTTTAGTTCCGTCATTAAGATAAACCACATTTTCTTTTTCAAATGCTTTTTCGGCAACATTGAGTAATGTAGTATTCAGATTCTGAATGTCGCCACGCAACAAGTCAGCTTTAAAAGCCTGCACCATAACCTGCGCCTGCGCATTCTGTTTGTCTTTTTGAATCTGAATAAGCGTTTCACGTGAAACAGTCATCACAGGCATATTAAACTTAGGCAACTTTGTAATCGTCTGCCAACTTATATTTGAAAAATCATTCTTATTTATGGCTTCAATTAACTTGTAATGCTTTTCGGTTGAGTATTTATTGACAATATATTCTTTGCCTTCAACATATATTCCTGTATTTCCAACCGGCACACCGCCTTCTGAATGACTTTTGCCTTTTATCAATCCGCCCGGCAAGCGACCACCTTTGCCAAAAGTCTTTGGTTGTGTGGCAGCCTGAAGTTTTGCTTTTGTTGACAGGAATAACGAAATCATTGACGCAATTGCTCCTGCCGCTATGGCTATACCCACGAAAGGTATGTTGCTGTATTGTTTCAACAGGTTAGCCGTTGCAACAGCCAATGAGCTTGCCTGTGTTGCGGCATCGGCAATAATCTGAAGTCTTTCAAGCCTTGCACGCTCTGCCTGAAGTTTCTTTTCTTCCTGTAAGGCCTGCTGCTTTTGTTGTTTTAATAACTCAAGTTCCGTCTGTCGTTCTCTTAAATTATTGGCAATGCCTGCTTTATTAAGTTCATTCTCTCTTTCAATAGCGTCTTCTGTTGCTTTTATCCTTTCGTCAAGTGAACTAATGTATCTTTTATTAGCCTGAATCTGCGCATCAATACCTTGCTTTGCCGAAGCAATAATCTGACCCGTTATATTTACAACATTTTGAGCTACAACGTTCATTTGCTGATTGAAAGCCTGAATGGCTTCTTCACTACCCTGTACGTTAAAGATGTCAGACCATTGTAGCGGTTTGCTTTTTATCTTTGTTTGCAGCGCATCAATATCCTTCTCAAGTCCTGCAATCAAGGCTTTTAGCTGCGCTCTTGTAAGTTCGGCTTCCTTTGAATTGTCGCCTTCCAATAATTGTAGCCTCGCCTGTGCAAACTTTATTCGTATATTCAGAAGCGCAAGCTGCTTATCTTCTTCCGTCTTCAATACCTCATCCTTACCCACCTTCATAGCCTCAATCTCGGCAAGTGCAATCTGCTCTTCAATGTTTACTGATTCTGTAAGCTGTTTTTGTTTAAACTCTTTGCGTTTATTTTCTGCGAATTTCAGTATTTTCTCCTCTGAAATACCTTTATCCTTTAAAGCTTCCATCTCTTTTTGCAGGTTTAATTCAAACGCTGCAAGTTCACGCTCGCTTGCATCCTCAATCGTCTTTATCCTTGCCTCCGCCTGTTCACGGAATAAATTCTGCATACTTTCATTAAACTCTTTTTCAATGGCTTTCAATATAAATCCCAAAGCTGCCACATCTTCTGTCTTTAGCTTCACTTCTGAAATCAATCTGTCTATCTCCTTTATCTGCTCCTCTGTCCGCAATCCTTCCGGTATGTTCAGAAGCTGTGTAAGTTTCCGGTCTGCAAGTTTCTTATTGGCTTCTTCCTGTAAAAGCTGCTTTTTTTTAAGTGTCTTTTCAAATTCAGATACTTCCTGTAAAGCAATCTGCCTTTCGGCAACAATACGTGCTTCACCTGTTAAGCCTTCAAGCTGCGCCTGCTGTGCTTTCTTTTGTAATTCCTTCCTTGTCTTGTTTAAGTCTTCTGTGGTTTCAATAATTGCTTTCTTACGTTCCTCACTCCTTCTTTTTTCTTCTGCAACTAAATCTTTTGAAAGCTGCGCTTCTTCTGCCTTTAGTCTTAAATTAACTTTCCGCCTTTCCTGTGCAATTTTTTCAAGACCCTGCCTTACAGCTTCCAGCTCCTTGTCATTGGCTTTAATTGCTTCTTCAACGTCTTTCTTTTCATCACCTCTTGCATTCTTTCTCTTTTGAGCAAGAACAAGATAAGCGTTGTTTAACTCTTTCAGTGATTCATTAAAAGCTGCTTCCTGCTTTTTTAAAAACTCAATTTCATCGGCATAAGCCTGTTTAATCAGTTCGCCTCTTTTCTTTAAATCATCGCCCGCAATAATCTCCTGTATTCTGCGCTGTAAGTCGGCAATATCCTTTTCAAACTGCGCACCTGTGAGTTTCTGATTTCTTACTTTTTCAACCGAATCTAAAAATGCTTCAACTTTCTCTTTTGTCTTTTCAGCTTCCTTTCCAAATAATACCAATGCACCTACAACAGCACCAATGGCAACGGCTAAGGCTGTAAGCGGATTGGCAAGAAGCGAAGCGGTAAATGTCCTCACCGCTGTTGCAGAGGCAAGGAAAGCTGACCTTAATACACCTTGCGCTGTTGCATTCGCTCCTGCTGCTGCTGTGTTAGCCGTAACGGCTGCTGTATTTGCTGCCGTTGCTGCTGTTGTAAGACCAAGCACGGAGCGGATGTTTTTTAAAGCATCAGCGAAATTCAGAAACTGACTAAGACCTTGTGATATAGCCAATGCACTTTGAATCTTAACAAGCGCACGCTGCGCATTATCGCCTTCAACTCCTATGAATCCTAAAACACCTTGCAAGGCTGTAAAGCCACCAAGCAAGGCTGTAAGACCTTGCGTTGCTGCTGCAAACTTTTTATCAGGATTAAAAGCATCAATACCGGCACGTGCATCGTTTATCTGGTCTCTGAACTGCGCTACACGCTTCCTTGCCTCAATAGCCTGCTCCGATGTATAGCCGAACTTCTGCGCAAGTGCAAAAGCCTCTGCCTCTGCTTCACGTAATAAGCCTTTTAAACTCGAAACATTTTTAACCGTACCATCAGGAAGTATAACATCAAACTTCTTAGGTGATGAAAGCTCTTTTGTAAGCTCTCTTACTTTCTGCGTCTGTAATTCAATGACCCGTGTAAATTCAGCAACGGATTCCTTATTATTAGCTGCTTTTGAAAGCTGAATCAGACGTTGCAGCTCTGCAACTTCTTTCCTTAAAGCTGCCTGCTTCTGCTCGCTTCCGCCTCTAAACTTAGAGGCTTCCTGAATAGCCACATTGCCGGCTTCTTTTACTTTGTTTAAGGCATCTATCAATGAACTATCAAAAGCAACAACACTCTGCTCTGCACGCTTAAATCCTGAAACAATGTTAGATGATGAACTGCCGGCTGAAGCAAGCACATTAGCAGTTTCTTTTATACGTGAATTGATTGTTGACAGATTAACTGCTGTTGTTTTAAAAGCATTAACCATTTCCTGACTGCTTCTACTCGACTGCTGCTTCACCTCTACAAGGTTATCCTTTAGCTTCTGCAAGCCGGAAAGCGCACCGGAAAAATCGGCATTCAATTCAAGGTTATATGCCATTGCTTATTTTATTTAAGTTTTTAATCCTCTTTGCATTCATCTTCATAAAAGTAAAAAACTCATACACATCAGTTCCACTCCATGCATCAATATCGGTCTTACTTCCATCAGTAATAGTAAGTAATAATTCAGCATGGTCTTCTTCAATCTCTTTTTTTAACATAAACATCGGTTTGCTCATATCTCGCTTTGCTGGTTTGAAGTATTCAGGGAAATCTCTTTGTAAACGTGCATAAAGCCCGGAATAGAATTTATCGCAAACAAAAAAAAACTGTTCATGTCAATACCTTCCTCAAACCAGTCCTGTCTTTTCTTTTCAATCATCTCCTTTGTAATGATACGCCTGTCTTCATCTGCTGTATTGATAAACAGCGCGCACATGGCAATGATTGGCGGAATATCCTGCTCGGCTACCTTTTTAATGCTTTCCATCAGGTTGTAAATCCTTACGGCTGCATCGGCAAACTTCTGTTTATTCAGAAGGTCGTAGGCCTCACGAAGCATTTTAAACATCTCCTCAAACGTAAGGCTAAAGGCAAGCTCAATCTGAATCTGCTGATAGTAAATCCACCGCCTTTCGGAAATACTGCTTTCAATGAAGTACTCAACGCCATTGGCGGTGAATTGCTTCATATCAGGAGTGAGTACTAATAGCCTATCCTTTGCCATAATGCCTTAATCAGTGCGGTTAGAAAAATTGTTGTTGTAATAAATATCAGATGAGAAATGATTCCTTCACCAATAAAGAAAAACAACCACAAGGCAATTTGACCTGCAACGCATCGCTCGCAGTCAATAAGCGGTTTGTATAGGAAATTTAAATCAAAAACAGGAATACGAATACCAAAAACATTCTTATTTAAAGTTTGATTGTAATTCTCCTGCCAATGATTTCCGTATTGCTTTTTAAGTTCAGTCGTTTTTAAGTGAGTAATCCTGTACAAAAAAGCTTTCCATCCTGCAAGCACCTGTCCTTGCTCGGTAAGGAGTGCGCTGTAAACAAAACTGAATACAGCTATCTCAAGGCTATATTGTATTAACTGTACATTCAACATCTTTTCTTGTAATTGGTAGTTTACAGTTTGAATTGATTGAAAACATGGTTGTAATGGTAGCCGAAAGGAAATCGTAAGGATACATGGTATAAAGATTCACGTTCTCAAAGCTGTATTGAGCGAATACGCTCACGTCTTTAGGTTTAAAGCTTATTCCTGTAACTTTTATGCCCTGATAGTTAGCCGTGTTTTCAAAGTTGAAACTAAGCCTTTTTACAATGTCCATCTCAACAGCCGGTGTTATCGTACAGTCATGTTCAAAGAAGTTAAGATTAAGCCAGACAATAAGACGCAGCTCCGATATGAAGTTAAAATACCTGCCTTGCTGCTCCTGCATAATAACACCGCCATCTTCAAACCATACAATACTCGAAAGCCTGCTGTCAGGAATGAGCATTTTATTCGGTGGGCAGGTTTCAGGATTTGTTACATCGCAGCCCATCGGCACACGTCTTACCTGATACGAACCAGATGTATCACGAACCTTAACCTCAACAGGACGTGTTAAGCCTGCAATCCGTTCGGCATACTCGGCAGTCAGCAGCTTGCTTTTTAATACCTCTGCAATGTCTTTGTTCATGGCATGAATTGTTTAAGTTTTGTCTCTACACGCTTGTAAAATGAATCACCAACGGCTTTAAACTCCTTTTCCGAAAGCCTTAATATCTCACCTCGCAATTCAATGTTCCTTATCAGCTTTACTTTTTCCTGCTCACTTCTCGGTGCAATATCAACCTTTACTTTTGTCTTATTTACGTCCTTTTCAATGATGCCAATGTTGTTAAGCATCCGGTTTGTAAGCGAAAAGTCAACGTAGCCTTTGTATTTGCCTCTGATGCCAATGACGGTATCGGCAAGCTTAACATCGGATTTCTTCTGTCCTAAAGTACCTTCCGATACTTTCTTATTAAACTGCTTCTCGGCTCTTTTGATTCTTTTTACCGTTAGTCCGGCTTTGAATCTTTTGTATTGAGGCGTATAATCAGGCTGAAACTTCTTGCCTTTATCGTCCGTTCCTGTTTCACGGATGCGGTTTATGATTAGCGAAGTAGCGTCATTTCCGGCAACAACAATGCTATCCGATACAATACCTGCTAACTGTTGTATCGCTGTATCTAACTTGCGGATAGCTGCATCGAGGCTCATTTAGTTGCGGAGGCAGGAATCGAACCTACTACGTTCAGCGTATGAAACTGAATGAGTTCCAAACTCTCTCCGCTTTTATTTATTTCCAAATTCCTGAAAGTTGAAAGCCGTAGCTATCCTTACAAGTATAACAGTCTGAATACCTGTTCAAATTCTCGCTGCTCGTTAATTCAATACACAGGTAGTTGTACAGACGGTTTTCATACTCGCTCCGATAGGCAGCCTTTAATTCATCAATCTTTTCAGGAATAACAAGCGTGTAATAATTAGGATTGGCTTTTGAACCAATGTTCTGCATGAGCAGCTCTCCGGCTTTGAACCTCACGGCATGAGCAATGGTAATGGCATACGGGTCGGATTGAAAGTTAAATTCATCCTTGCAAATCGTTTGTTCTGCACGGCATCCAATCTCAACGTCAAAAACAAGTCCGTAGGTTTCTTTTACATACTGCCATGATTCACGGTCGGCAATACTCGCACCTTTAGCTCCGCCAAGCATTGCATAGGAAGCCCATCCGTAGTCCTTATTATTTATGACATTGTAACAAGGATTCAAGGTATTCCATACAGGCTTATTAGCACCACAGCCACAGCTTGCTGCCGTATTGTAAGGCTTAAAGGTTGTTTGATAAATAAAATAAAGCCGCTGATTTGCTCCGTCAATCTTCTTCAGCTCGTCAATTAAAAACTCAAAGTCATTCCACTTTAACTTTCCGGCTTCTGTGTTTAAGACAACCGAAGCGATGGCAACGGAATCAAACCTGTCGTAAACATCAACCGTAATTGTGCCTGTTGTATCGAATTTAGTTCCTATCCTCTTTATCTTAAAGTAGCCTCCTGCAATGGCAGCAAACTGAATAACGGCTGCATTGAACACTCCTGAAGTCATAAGGTTTCTGGCTTCAAGGTATTCACCCATGATGCCATGATAAGGCTGTCGTTTTATCCTTGCGCCTGCTGTTATGCAGGCAAGCAGGTCAGCTCTCGTCTGCCGTATGGCTTCCTCACGTGCTGCTTCCATCATCTGCCACAAGCCTTCACAATCGGCTGCCGATGATACCATGTTTAAATTCAATCCTTCAAGCTCGTCAAGATAAATTCCTGACTTGCTTTCAGAAGCATCAGAAGGCATTCCGGCTGTGAAGCAATCACAATCCGTCCTGCTTAAACCGATGATATTATTGAAGCATGTATCAATAGCTGCCGACATAATTCTTTTTTAAAAAGCTCCGGCACAAGTTGCACCGGAGCGCATTAAGAAAAGAACTCACGAGAAAGGACTAAACGCAATTGAACTGCAATATGCCTGTACGACCTGTATCACAACCAAGCGGATTTAAGAATATACCGCCTTTTGTGCGCACTTCCCAGATGTGATAAATTTCATCATTGGAACATTCGGTTGTATAGTGTACATCATACATTACTCCGGGAAGCGAAGGTGAAGCAACGCTTGAGCGCATCTGCCAATTGTTCCTCATCTTATACTCCTGCGGTACGGCTGAATAATAAGCCTTAGTTACAAGAGCAACTGCATTAGGATTGATAAGGAACGTAGCTTTTGCAGCAGCAATGGAATCAACATTGAACAGGTCAAAGTATTTCTTAAAGGTCTGCATTTTTGCTGCATTGCCTTTTCCATCAGCATTAGCCATTTCCTTCATGGCATTGAACTCACTGATGTAAAGATTCTGACCTGAAAGCATGTACATGTTGCTCATCTTATTGACAGCCATTGCCAGAGCAAAGTATCCCATCAGATTGGCAGTCCAGTTAGCAGCAGGAATGTTGGTAACTGTTCCGGAAACGGTATAAGGCGAAGTCAGTGCATTTGTTCCGGCATTAGCAACAAGGAAAGCAACAACCTGTTTAGCCCAGAACTCATCCATTGTCTTAAGAGCTTCTGCCATCTGTCTTGCAGCCACTTCTTCTTTTGAAAGGACATTGGTTCTGAACTCAAATTCTTTCACCTTTACGCCAACGGATTTACAGGTGGTAAGTTCAATCTCTTTACATACCGAACCCGCCTCTGAACCTGTAATATCGCATTGGTCGGAACAGTCACTAACCGTAAGGTCGCAGTTCTGATGCCAGATAAGACTTAACTTTCGGTCTTTCGTAGGGTCTTGAACAGGCGAAAGCCTTGCGGTTTGATTCTCCAATACTGCCTGTGCAGCAACAGAGAATGGTGTGATATCAGCCTGACGGACATCGTCAGAGAAATGATTTTGAGCGAGTGCCTGTACTTTGACAAGCTCGCTGCATGTAAATACTCCAGCGGACATTAGATTTTAAAGTGTTTTTAGAAGGTTAAACAAAGATTTAATTAATCGTGCCATTCATCAGGTCAGCAAGAGCTATTTGTGCTTCGGCTTTTTCAGACTTGCTTAACTCTGCGTTGTTCTGAATTTCCTGAAGCATCTTTTCTGCTTCCTGCCTGTTGGCTGGCTTACGTAATTGAATCTTGCTTTGCCATGTCTTTTCAACCTTCTCACTACCTTTTTGTTCAGGTAAGTGTGCTGAACGTTTTTGCGTTTTATTAAACATCCAATACTTACCTGCAATTTCCGATACGAACTCTTTGAAATCCTTCGGAGAGCCATGCTGATTCTCCAGACGGTTATTGTCTTTATCAAGAATAAAGATTGTTGGCTGACCGCCAGGATTTTCACGTACCTCGTAATTCATGCTTTCAAGCTCTTTATTGAACCACGAAAGCTGATTGTTACGAAGTTTAGGCTCATCCGGCAGCACAGGATTAAGTTCTTCAAGTAGTGTAGAAGCCTCTTTCATAACATGAGAAAGCACCTCTTTCCGTTTTTGCTCCGCAATCAGGTTGTTGTACTTCTGTTGCCACTCGTCATTAATACGTTTTTCAACGTTTTTAATTGACTTCTCTAAGGCAACGTATGCAGGGTGGGACTTAACCTGCTCATCAGTAATTTGCTTTGAGCCTTCGATGGACTTAATGTAGTCCTCAATAAGCTCAAGACCTGTCTTGCTGGATTCAAATTGGAACTTTTCTTTGAATTTTGTCTCAAAGCCGGACATGATTTCAGCATTTGCCTTTTTGTATGCTCTTTCAAAGGCATCAGCTTCTCTTTTCTTAAAGCCTTCAACACGCTGACTGTCCCATACAAGCAGCGTATCAATAGCTTCACCGATTTTCTCCTCTGTTAAAAGAGGCAATACCTCATCAGCTTTTTTACCTAATGCTTTTTGAGCAAAGGTGCTAATCAGGTCTTTGAGTTTTTCTTCCATGATTGGACGTTTTATTTTCTTTTAAATTGATTTCAGGTGGTAAAAATGTACTTGTCTTTCTGATTGTTATTTCCTCAATATCATATTGACGAAGCCAGCCTTTCTTTGCAAGTAAATTATATCCTTCCTCGTCAATAATCTGCTCGTGTCCTGTCTTTCTGTGTACAATCTTATAGTTTTTCATGCCCAGATTTTTGCTTTTCTGCCTCGCTTTTTAGCTTCTGTCTGTTCAGCAGGTTTTGATTCAGTGTTTCCGTTTCCGTTGTGATTTACAATTCCAGCTATTTCAGGTGGAACGAAAGCTGCTTTTTCTTTTCCATTTTCATAGACCATAGCTTCGCCTTCGGGCAATACTACCTCCCAATCGGTCTTTATTGGCCAAGATTTATCGGCAAGCTCCCATGCTTTCAATGGAAATGGTCGTGTGATTTCAGGATTCTTTTTGTTCCTTAAAGTAATAATCATAGTGCATGAATTTGTTATGCAAAGTAAAACTGTATTTAGGCTTTAAAGCGGATTTTTTGAAAATTGTAACTGTTGGTTACATATTTAATAGTCAAAGCCTAAAACGGACATCCGCAGTGTATGCACGTTTTATTGCCTGACCAATTAGCTTTTCCGCATATACTGCACTCCTTTTCAGACTGATAGTCATTTATAGCAGCATCAATCATTCTCTTTATCTCGTCTAAAACCTAAAACTTTACTTACATTGCATTCTTTTAAGAAGTTTAAAATCTGAATAATAGCATCAATCCTTTGTTCAGAACTAAGATTTTTAAGAGTTTCAGGTAGCTGATTAACTTCGTTTTGCAGGATGTCCAAAAGCAGATTTACAATGTCATTTAGATTGGCGTTTCGGCGATTGTTTTTTATTTTCATAACTTTATTTATTTTATTATTTAAGCTGCAAGTTTGTTTTTCAGGTCAGGACGAAGCATGATGGCTATTTCATTGCTTACAAATCTTACCATGTGCCTACAATTAAACCGACCCATATCTATGAGCGGATTGTAAACAACAATGCCGGTTTCTTTTTCTTCTTTTGTCTTTGGCAGGTCTTTGTCATTAATCCACTCCTGCGCCTCATCAACTGTAAACACCTTGCCGTTTCGTTCAATGCAGAATTTCCGGCTGGTTTCAATAAGTCCACCTTCGTAAATGAAAGCCGAAAGCTCTAATGCCTTTGCGTATTCACTATTATTGGCACGGTCAAACTGCTGATAGGTGTCAAATGCAAAACCTTTGTAATATCGTGTAAGCAAACCATCGAGGTCGCCTTGCCCTGTAATGGTTTTTCTCAATATCTGAATGTAATCCTTTATCGGTATCTGTGCTGCTACGCTCTTATATGTCAACTGCTTTATCTTTTCTCTTACTGTCGTATCTCTAAAAAGGCTGTCAAGATAACCGCCTCGTTTTAACTTGCCGGAGCTGCTTATTCCAAGCCTCTCAAGCATGATTTCCTTTACGGCTTCACGTGCTTTCTTAAAGCGGTTTTTATCGGTTTCAATCAGTGAATAATAGTGTGAATTGGCATTTAAAAGCTGAATAAAATCAGAGGCAATCCGGTCAACAATCTTTACGTTTTCATTTTTAATAAACTCATCGTAAATCTTATCCAATGCTTTCGAGAAGTTTACAGGGTCTCCGTCAAAGTCAATCTTTCCGTCATTATTGACAACAACCTCAAGTATATCGTCAATAATCATATTCAGAAGCCTGTCCTCTGTGTAGGCAATAAGACGAAGCAGTTTTTCCTGCTGTTTTCCCATCAGGTCAAGCCTTGTTTTATAGATTGACTTCAGCTTTCGGTTTAACTCCTGGCTGTTCATTGACTTATCATTTCAGCAAACGGCAATTTAACTTCCTGCGCCTTCTCAATCTGCTCTTTTATCTGTCTTACTTTTTCTTTAACAAGCTCTCGCTGCTTTTCATAGACAAGTTTGTAAAAATCTTCGTTCTCAACTTCAAGTTCTTCAAATATCCTCTTAAAATTAGAATAGAGAATTACATCTTCTTTATCAACAAGTCCCTGACTAACAAGCATGTTTATTGTTGATGGGTCTTTGCCTTCAAAAGGAAAAAACCTCTGCTTCGTCTCAATCTTCATAATTAAATCCGGATAGTCAGAATAAATCAGATTGATAAGGTCATTGTTTAGCTGCTCAATCACGTACGATGAAACACCGGCTTGCTTTGCCAATTGAATCTTTGTAATCAAATCTGTTTCACTTTCAAGTCCGATTCTGTGTCCGAACTTATGCCTTACAACAAGTTCATTATTCAGGTCATTGTAGGCTGCATTAACACGTATAACAAACTGCCATGCAGATGAGTACTGCTGCATTAACCTTTTCAAAGCATCGTAAATACTCTGGTAGTCAATCTGGCTTTCTGTTGCTGTTTTTATTGTTGAGCTGACTACAAAGCGGTTTGAATTGTAAACAGCTTCAATGGCTTTCCTTTCGTGCCTTTCCATCTGCTCTGTAAGGCGGTCGAGTATGTCAATAGGAGCGGATATGTAGGCTTTCAGCTGACGTAAATCAAAGATGTCTTTCGGGTCTCGTGGCAGGCTAAGCGTAATTTTATCCTGTCCGCTTTTATTGGTCTGGTAGCCTGTCCCATTGCAAGCTCCGCACATCTTGCCATCAGGCGTCTGACCATTATTGCAAGGAATATAATTTCCTTCAATGCTTTGTCCATTGCAGCGTGGCAGGTATTCGAAAGTCTGCGCAAAGACGTGAAGGCTTTCGGTTATATCAAGCTCACTGCACGTCTTAACGGCTTTCCTAAGATACGGCAAAGCATTATGCCAATTATTAATCATCGTCCTGCCATTTGTTCTTAGGTCAGGAATGTTTCCGATACGAAATGCCGGTGTGAAACCAGCTTTTGGCTCTGTAAATACAACCGAAAAGTAATTATTTCCTAATTTAAGAAAGTATTGCTGTGTTGGAATCACATCTTCAATATCTACCGCTCCGTCTTCTGAATACAGAACTTCGTTTTGCATTGACACAATGCCGGCTTCTTCCTTTGCAATCTGCGTCATTGCAACCTGCTCATTCTGCGCTATGATTGAATAATAAAATCCTTCCTTATCCTTTTCTTTTTCTTTATACCTTATAGCTTTTCTGAATATAAGCCAATCTAATTCATTGTTCACATACTCAAAGTTCAAGACTTCGTCTGAATAGATAGGAATGCCATAAACAACAGGACGTTCAATACGGTTGTCATAGTCATTAAAAAGAAACAACATGAAAGCATTCGGGTCAACACTGTAAAGGTCAAAAAGCGTATCCTCGAGATATTTATCAACGCCTCTGTTATTGTAAAATGAATCAATGATTTCCTTCAAACGGTTGTATTTGTCCTTGCCTTCGTCATTCAGATAAAAAAACTCTTTAATAATAGGCTGCGCTGAAGCTACCTTCCTTTCAGGCATCATTATTTTATTCGTGATTGACTGAACAACAATGATAGTTAGCTTTTTACGCTGCTTAAACTGCTCATCATCCTCTCTGCTGTTAAACTGCTGAATCATGCTTTCAATACCTTCGCCTGTTACCATCATCCGGTACTCTTTGGCAAGGTTGACCGTATGGTCAAAGTCGGCATGACGTTTGTTTTTTGTTACATGCTCGACTAAAATTTCAAATAAGTTATTAAATCCTTCCATTATTTAAACGTTTAAAGAAGTAGGTTCGCAATTTAAGATACAAGCCAAGACAAATGCCACCATTGAATAATAACTTCCTAACATCTTCATCCGAATAATTCTCAAGCAGCTCATACGCTTCCTGAACAGTAACACGCAATCCGCAGAGGTCGTATTTATCTTCATCATGTCTATCGGTATTGGTTCTCATAGTATTCTCGAAAACATGAAGTAAGAAAGTACTCAAGCGCATCGGTCGTATGACCGTACATTTCAAAATTCTTTTTAGTAGCCTCATCACGTGTCATTTCAACATGCTTTGTCCCATCAGGCAGTTCTTTCATGTATGTCATTTCTTTTATCAAATTCCTGCAATTAGGATGCAAAAGTAATCGAATCGGAAGCCTTTCCTGAAGAATGTCAAGAACAAATTCTTTTCTTCTCAACACAGGCCGGTTAGGAATTACACGGTTTGAATTATTGTTTCGCTTTGCTGCAAGCAGATGTTCAACTACATCATAGTTATGCCTAATGTCGGAAATCGCTGATGTTGATTGATTCTTTCCTGTGTAGTCGCCATAATAATAGAATGTTATTATGTCATTGAAACGCTTCTTTTTAAAAGCATTGACAACGTGATAAGTCGTGTTCTCAGGATGGGCAAGGCAATACTCATCCAATACTTTAACATACCAAATGCCGTGTATAAGCTCAATCTGAATCTCAAGCATGGTCATGTATGGCTGTGAATTAAAATCAAACGTAAGGTGAACTGCCTGATTTTTATTAAATTCAATCTTATCAGATACATGCTTATCATAGTTAAAAGCATAATAATACTCCTGTCCTGTTTTAGGATGAGCGTCCCAATCGCCTTCTATTAATCTGGCTCTATCATAGTCGCTGTTTAAGCCAAGCAGCTGTTTATGATACATTTCCGCAAAGCGTTTATCAGGATTGTCGGTAAGCCTTGCCTGAATGTACTTCATGTTTTCCGGCAGGCTAACAGGATTTCCGTTTTTGTCTTTTACAAACCGGTATTTAAGCCATCCGTCATGCGGATTGCTGCACATGAGCAGTTTCGGTATTGTGCCGAAGTCATCTATCTTATACCTTATTCGTGAGCGCATTATTGAAGCACCACGTTCGGGCAATTCGCCTGCTTCATCCATAAACATATCCGTGTATTCGGTCGAACCTAAATAAGTATAGTCGGGGTCTGAAGGTTTGTAATTGAGTGCAATTAATGAAATGGTTGAGTTATTAATAAACTTAATTAAGGAAAGTTTTTCATTAAGTTTAAAATGCACTCCCGGTTGAAGCCCCATCTGCCTTGCCACATCATAAAATGTTACCATTGTTGATTCACGAAGCTGTTTTAATTCATGCCTTACAATACAGCCTCGCGATTCCGGCATGTTTAGCCTTCGCTGAATCTGCCATATACAGCCGAGCATGGTCTTGCCACCGCCTGCTGCTCCGCCATAAAGCACATCGGTGGTTAAATCATCTTCTAAAAAGTATAAAGCATCGGATTGCTTCTTTGACAGCTTAAGATTGGCTATCTCATTTTCTATGTTGCTCACATTTTTCAGATTTCCTTGCCGGAAGTATAGATACGCTTTGCAACTTTATTAAGCATTACACGTGCTGATTCTTTTTTAAGAAAAACGTCTTCCGTTAGGTCAAACTGTGAATAAAACCTGTCAATGGCCTCCTGTGTCGTTACTTCAGGCTTACCATGCTTCATGCCCATAACAAAGGCATACATCATAAGCGTGACGGTTTCATTCTTTAAAGCGTTTATCAGGCTCATATCAGCTGCCAAAAGTAAATGAAGTACTTAACTATGAGCTTTACCACGACAGCTGCTGCCGGTATTGTAGGCAAAGCCAGGAGTAATGTAATAAGCAGGATTTTAAAAATACTGATGGTAAATTCCTTTACCGAAGCAAGTATTGCAGTAATTGTTTTCATGGCTTTTCATATTTTTATTCTGCGAAGGTTATATCCGGTTTTATTGTTCAGTTCTTGCGGTTCACTGTCAATGTAAAAGTATTCGTTCAGTGCAAATTTACGCATTTCAGCACGCGAGAAGATAATACTGCCAATAAATTCTATCCTTTTTTTAAAATCCGATACGTACGTCCTCTGCTTCCTGCCTTTACCATAAAAACCTGCATGATAGCTTTTAGGAATGAATGGATATGCCGTTGGTAGTCCTGAAACCGATTGAATGCGCCTTATCAATCCGTCCTGTTCGGCAAACTCTGTTGAAAGGAAACTGTCAGGAAAAGCTGCTTTGATATAGCCAATGCAGTCTGAATAGTAATGGCTGTTGGCGTGAGGAGAAATAAGCTCCTTAATTACGTAGCTTCTGAATGAAGTGCCGATACCGCAGTAGTCTCTTGTTGAAAGGTAGTATTGATGAGGTTTCGCATTCTTATAGTCAATCGTCCGGTTAACATTCTTTGAGGCAATGGCGCAGAATAAAGTTTCTTTTTTGTGCATCGCTTTATGCCAATAAAAAAAATCGGTTGCTATCATTACATCATCCTCGATGAGGTAAATAAGGCTGCTGTCATTGCCTGAAAGCTCCGCAGCGTGCTTCAAACCTTCAAGTACATTCCGGCTCTGCTTCGTCATCGAATTATGCCATCTGTCCCGGACAATAATCTTATGGTCAAAAGGAAAATCTCTGATAACATCATAGTTAAGGCGGTCAAATCCGTAGTCAAAGCAAAAAAGATAGAAGTTTTCCTCTGCTCCTTCAGCAAGCTTTATTCTCTCCAGTGTCCAATAGAGGAACTCCGGGCGGTTGAAGCAAGGAGTAACAACAACGTTCATTCGGTTATTTTTTGCAAAAATATCTTTTTAAACTCTGCATCATTCTTTAAGTAATCCTGCCTTGCTTTCTTACCAAGCTGTATCAATACTTCTTTATCGGATTTGTTAATTGTCCTCATTACAGCAGCAAGCGAATAAACATCAGCACGACAACAGAGTGCCTGCTTTGCTCTGAAAACACTTCCAATACCGGCTGCTGCTGCAAAGCTGCTATTCACCAATTCATTCATAGGCGGATGGTTGACTGTAATAACAAAAGCCCCGCAGCTTTTTGCCTCGTTAATGTAATGACCAAAGCCTTCGTAATTTGACGGACAGACGTGAATCAAGGCTTTGTTCTGTAATATCTGAAAATCATAGTCTGAAATCTTTGAATCGAACGTATGAACGTAGAGTTTAACGCCTGCAATCTCTGCTGCCCGCACGGCTTCGTGAGTACCTTTCAATGGGCTTTTGCCTTTAAAGTGATACATTACAAACTGCTTTTCAACATCCTCAATATAGCGGTCGAATGAAGTAAATCCGGTATAAGTTACATCAGGATGAAGTGCTTTAAATACTTTTTCAGTTTCTCTTGTCTTTGCAAAGACTGTATCAAAGTTTTTTAGCAACGGAAGCCAGGCATTTTCAAACCATTCAGGATTCGGAATAAGAATGTTTTTATCGGCATATTTAAAAGCATGATGGCTTACAAGTTCAAGGTGAATGTTTATATCGGCTTTCAGGAATCTGCCGTGTATCCAATCGCTAAACCAGACTTCATGTCCTGCAGATTGAAGCAGTTCGGTAAGGATTCTTGCATCTCTCGACAAGCCTACTCCGTTGTCTGCGCTAATTAATGCTACTTTCACTTTAATAGTACTTCACTATTGACTTCGGCGCACAAAAATAAAAAAGCCTGAACATTACTTCAGGCTTTATCTTAAATTTATATTCAAAAAGCTAATTACTTACCACCATCCATTTACCTATGCCTAAGCATTCAAAGCATACACCATCTGCATAGTGCATAAATTCAGGAATAATTCCGCTTCCGCCGCATTTGCTGCAATGAGAAACTTCAACTAATTGGCTTTTTAATAGCTTTCCAATGCACTTTGCAAGCTCAATCCAATCGGTATTCTCGGTTCGTTCGTAAGAAGCGCGGTATGTATTTTTTGGCATCTCATTGCCTATCTTTAAAGTTCCAGTTGGCTCGGTTGCTATTTTTACGAATATGTCCTTATTGCTCTCATAGAAGTCCATTGTAACGCTTCCTTCAACAATCGAGGTCTTCTTAATATAAGTGCATTTATCTTGATAGCATATCCTTGCCTTGTATTGCTTGCCGCTCTTGGAGGTAAAGCACTTCTTATTTCCGGCAATTTCAACTTCAAAAACATAGCCCATGTTAAAGACTTCATCTAGCTTTCTCTTAAAAGCGTCATTCTTAGGCAGTTCAGGAAACAATGCCTTTAAATCCTCTGTACTTCTTATTGTGTAGGTGTTTGCCATATTGTTTGTATTTACGGTACAAATTTAATAACATCCTTAATTAAAAAACAAATAAAAAATGTTAAATTTTGTAATTATTTGATTTTCAAAGGTTTATGATGGTTTCTTATAGATTCTACGCAAGGGTATAGCTTGTTTTTATCCATGTCGTGAAGTTTTTTTTGCCTTCATTACTTTTTTAGCTTCTTCAATCCATTCCAAAGCGTGATAAATGCAGCCAGTGCCATCTTCGGGACATGGCGGTATGGCATCTATAACCATCTGCATTCTTGCTAATATCTTTTCATAAATCTCAACTTGCTTTTTAAAATTCTCGATTTGTTCTTTAAGTTCCTTTTCCTGTGTTTTCATTTGTTTTTATGTTTTAAAATTAAACGTCATACCTGCCGGGAATATGGCAAACATAGTAACCGCCGGCGTCAATCTTTGAATAATTTAAAGATGTTTTTTTTAACTTTTGAACAAACTCAAAATCATGCTCATAACCGCCTGTCCATTGAGCATTGAGGCTTTTTTTATGACAGATATTTGAAGTGCCATGTTTAAAGCGGATATTGACGTTGCATTCTCGTCTGAACCAATTGTTTTTGGCATAAACGTAATCATCAAACCAAACCCAATCATAGCCGTTTAACTTCGCTGCAATGCTTTCAAGGTGATTCGGAGCAAGCCAGTCGTCTGTGTCAAGGTAAGCAATAAACTCACCTTGTGCGGCTTCAATTCCTTTGTTTCTCGGAATGCCGGAATAAACTGCCTGCTTATCAATCTTTATCAGCTTAATTCTGCCTGATTGTTTGATAAATGTTTCAGCCTGCTTTTCTGTTTCTTGACAACCATCCGAAACAATAATCAGTTCGGAATCTTCAAACGTCTGCGCTATGTAGCTTTCAACCGCTCGATGAAACTTTGCTATCCTATTCTTAGCTGCATTGGCATACATACCAAGATAGGAAGGCATGACAACGGAAAACAAAGGCATTTTATCTGTTTAGTATCTGGTCTAATTCCCTTTGTAGCTGCTCCATCCGTGCTGCCGCTTCCGCTGCCTGGTCTGCCTGCCATGAGGCTATTGCTAAGTAAATGAGAACCATAAAAACAAGGCTGCAAGTGCTGATTATTAGAGCCTGCTTAGCTTCTTCATCCTTGTAATTGCAGGCATAAAGAGTAAATCCGATAAACGGAAGGAGAAACCAGATGATTTTTTCAAAGTATTTCATAGTTTATTCTGTTTTTGATTTTTTATTATTTCAAGTACTTCTTCTGAAGGGTTAAGTTCAATCTTCACGACCGGCAGCTGAATTTTGCTTTCCGCTGTAAGCTCATGTCTGTTTGGTGCATAACTACCGTCCATTTTGTTTAACTCTGCCAATGCCTTCAGCTTGTCGGCAAGCGTGATTACTTCCTTTCTGCCGTCTTCCAGCTCAAGAATCTGAAAGTAGTTATTGCCAACTTTTTTTAGGTCGGTCTTGCAGGTAACAATCTTTGTAAGGTACTCCTGCCTCTCAATAAAGCTCATTATCTTGTCTTTACGCTTCTCTGCTTCCTGCTCCATACTCTGTCTTAGCTTTGCATTAATTTCGTCTAATTCGGCTTGTAATTGCATTTTAGCCTTAGCCAATCGCCTGTCGAATGAACTTCTTGCAACCTTTTCCCAGTTGTTCTTAAATTTTCTCAATATATCCTTCCTCTGCTCACCTTTCCGCAGGCAATCTATGATAAAGTTTATCTGCGCTTGTTCGTTGGGTTTAGGCATAATTATTTGAGCGAGGGGGTCGGTGTAACCGCCATTTCCTGGCTGGAAGCCAAGCGACTTTTATTTAGTCCACCCTCGCATATATTCTTTTTTCGTTCTGCTAATGTAATCTTTTTTCCTTTATACATCCCAGCCCCCATTTCATCAATTTTTGAAAATGGTAAAATAGGAACGGTTATTTTGCAGGTTTTGTCAATTAGGTAAATGTAGCGGAATTGGTATCCTTCTACTTTTTTACTTCCTTCTGGAACGCCCGCCCTGCCGTTTTGGGATAATATATGTTTGCCTTTAGTGAAAGTCATACTTGCAACTCGCTTACCATTAGGCAATTCTATTATTGAACTGTTAGGTTTAATGGATGTTAGATAAAAACCGCTTGCTCGGTAAATAGCACCATCACCGCTTTGCGTTCCATCACTAAAGGATAAAATCCATTTTATGTGTGGTGCGTTTCTTTTTATTAGTTTTATGGAAATAGCAAGGCATCTGCTTTCACTATTTCTTGGTAAATAATCATCAAATGCCATACGGTTAAGTTCCAACATTTCATTCCACAAAGAAGGCTGTACCATCCCTAACACCTTTCTTTTATCAAAAGGGCTGCCGTATGAAATCACCCCGTGAAGTTTGCCGTCAAGGAAACAACCAAAATGTAGAGTGCTATTATTTACAACTTTCCCACTATAATGATGCCTCTTTACAAACTCATTAGCAATCTTAGCGGGTATTACTTTAACGATTATTTCCTTTGCTCTGCCCATTGCATTATGATTAAATAAAGCGCATTGCCATTGCTGTTTTCGTTGCCCATTGTTTCGACATATTTAAACTCTTCCGTTTTCTTAATTTCTGAAATTGCCTTTTTAATCTGCTCCGCTTGTTTATCTGCAAGTGTAAAAGTCATTTGTTGGAAAGGTTCTTTGTCGCCATCTTTTAAACTAAATTCTGTTCCAAACCCATCGTCTGTTATTTGCTTTTCCAACCCGAGCTCCACCGCCTCAATCTCAAACTCCTCACAAACGGCCTCCGCAACTTCAACATCTTCTATGTAGTTATGCTTCGATACGGTATTGTCCAGAATCTTCATTTTAGCTCCTTCAGGGCTGTTAATGTCAAGGTCAACACGCTGAACAACAACAAGCTCATTGCCGTCAGTTTCTACGACTTTGATTTTGTCCATGCCGATTTCGTGAAACTTTTCAACGGTCTTATTCCCGGCTATCAGCACGCCATTCTTATCGGCAAGCACGGAGCGACCTGCGCCAAGTTCTTTCAATGACTTTTCAAGCAAATACGTTCCGTATTCGCTACCTTTGTTGATGTTCTTTTTATCAAAGACTAAATCAGAAATCTTTTTAATCTTTTTAGCCATATTTAAAAAGCAAATTTAATAAAGGATTTTTACTCTGTTATATCCTTGCACTACATCGGAAGCCCCGATGATTGAAACAGCTTTGCCTTGAAACAGGTTACGGACGGAATTAGCCACATCAGAAGGATTGACTGTTCCAAACGGCAAGCCTGAAATAACCCATCCACAGTCAGTGTTATCGAACATCTTACCGTTTAAAAGTTTCCACCATCCGATGTTTTGCACCTCAACAACAAGTACTCCTACTGACTTTGCTTTTACCATGATAGCCGGCTGTCCTGAATCAACAACACCTGAAATCCGAACATAGCCGCCATCCATATCAAGATTGATAACTGCGGGTGGCGCTGTCGTTGCGGATTCATAATGTACTCCTGAAATATCAATCAGCTTTGAGGTTGTCAATCCCGCCTGCTCAATGCTTATTAAATGCTTATATGTACTTCCTTCGCCAATAATCTGGTCTATCTTCAGTCCATTGGTAGCATAGCTTACAATTCCAACGGCATTAGGATTGGTTGAGTAGAATCTGAAGTTTCTTACCGTTGTGTTATTACATGCCGATGAGGCACGTGTTGCCCATGAATAGCGGTAATAATCGAGAACTATTCCATATAGGCTTCCTGTTGCATCGCAATGCTCAATGACATTATCCATTGAAAACGTAAGATGATATGCCGAATAACCACCAAAGACACGGCATGAACTGTAAACAGCCTGATAAGTTGAACCTACATCAAAGACCTTAGTAGTCTGATTATTGCAGTTAATAATTAGCCCGATGAAGTGAAATCGGGCATTGCACATAAACTCTGCTTCTGCTATTGATGAAGGTTGTTCACGTGAGAACAATGAGGCCGGACTGCCGAGAACGTTGATAGTGTCATTGAAGCCCTGCACCCAGACGTTGAATTGCGTTTTCTTAATAGGCGTGAGTTTATTGACGTAAAGCGTTTTTGTGATAAACACAGGCATTCCGGTGTTCATTGCCTTACTCAATGCTGCTGCATCAATCTGGTCGGAAGTCGTAAAGCCTAAGCCCGGATAGTTGGCGTCAATGTAAGCTTGACTTAATCCTGCCTGTGCGAAAGTACGATTGGCATTGACTGCTCCGTAGTTCTCGGGATAAGCAATGTACTGTACTGCTGCCTGACCGCCTGACGTGCCGTCTGCTCCTCTCGGAATGCCAAAGTTAAGGACGGCATTTGTTGATGTCCCTGAATTAGTAACCGTTGCATTGCTGCCGGCAGGTAGCGTTGTTGTTGTGCCGATGGTTACCGTTGCTGCCTGACCTGGCATACCTGTGTCGCCTTTATCACCTTTGTCACCTTTATCTCCTTTGTCGCCCTTGAGGTCGTTTACTGCAATTAAGTTAATCCAGTCGCTGCCGTTGTTTGAGTATTGAATAAAGCCACTGCTCACTCTCATCATTACTGCATGTGAAGGTGGTTGTGTGCCTTTAAACATCATTGTTTCACTCCACTTTTTAGTTTGAGCATTGTATTCGTACCAATTGCCGGAAAGCGTATCGTAGGCAATGTAGCTTGTTTTCCAAGTTACTGTTGAAGGAGTGAATGCTGGCACTCCGCTTGTTTTTACTATCCTGTACCATGTTGAATTGATTTGCGCCTCGCAGCCGATTGCCAGAAGAAAGTAAACGAGGATAAGTTTAAGTTTTTTCATATCTTTAAGTTTCGGGCAAAGATATGAAAAGCAAGGCAACTCATTTTTTTCTTAACTTTTTCCACACTCTTTAATTACTAAATGAGAAATTTTGCTTGCTCCGATATTTGCTTTTTGTCGGAACAGTTTTACTGCTTCGGTTTTGTTTTTAGCTTCAACAATCCAGTTTTCTAAAATTCGCCTACTTGTTTCGGCTGATATGCTGTATGTTTTCATCTTTCACTTTTATGATTTCTAATTCGGATGTTTATTTATTACAGGCCATTTTAAAGAACCTCCGTAAGGGCGCGCCACTCTTTTAAAGTATTCCCTTCAATAATTACTTCCACAGGAATACCCTTCAATTTGTCAACACTATCAACCTTTGCTTGTTTCAATAATTTTGACAAATAGCGTAAAATTCCAGCGTATTGCTTATCTCTATCATCTTCTGTCCATTCGGGATTTTCTTCCAACTTGACACTTTCTACATCCCAATAGCAACGACTATCACTGACAATCCATTCTTTGCTGCCGAGTGTTACGTGCAATCCAATCATTACACCTTTATAGCCACCAAGACCGAAATTTACATCTATGATTT